TTGAGATATCTTTCATGAAATTTAATTTACCAAATTTTATCAAGGTTAGAGATATTGAAATCACGGGCGAGTTTGTACAGGCACTGAAAAGTGCTGGAATTTCTGAATTAGATGAAGATATTCAATGGGCTACCAAATTTTTGATAAGCACGCAACATTCTGATGGTAGTTGGTTGGAATGTGAAATTAATGATAGGAAATATCACGCGACCGTCTGTGCTGTAGGTGCTTTACTTGATCATAATTACAAATATAGACGTCATAGTAACTGTAAGAACCTACTCACGTAAAACTTGGGGGCTCAAAATGTCTCGTTGGCAACTATTTGGTTCATGTCTGCAAGTAAGGAAGAAATACTTTCTAGATAATTAATACTAAAGGATGCCCCCTCCATCATTTTACTACGATCTCCACAATAATGATATAAGATTTGCTCAGAAGAGAGATTTGCCTCACGTTCAACATCAGAGTATTTCTTGGAAAGAATTATACATATATTCAGACAGGCTTGGAAACAATTTTGCCGCATTTTATTCCTAATGCACTCAACATCAACATACCAAAAATACAAAGTCCGTGAAGGAGCATGATCAGAAGTACGAGGAACTTCTTGAATTTTAATGTATTCGCTTTTAAAAAGCTTATACAAGATTTCACGAGTTTGCTTTATCGGGAGCATCGCCATTTCTGATATTTCTTTTTGGTCAAGCCGACGGTTCACAAAAAGTAGGCTAAGAACACGCTTTGCAAGTGAGCCAAATCGCTGATGAACTACTGATTCGATATCGCTCTGTATTATTCTTTTGCCTGATTCAAAGGACTTCATGATTGAAGGATCGGCACTTGTATTTTTAAGCATTGCTGTATGATCCATTTTTTTTTTGTTTTCTGAATCTAGCTCTTCTAAACTGACCTGTTTTGAAAAATTTCTACGACAAAACTCACCTAAATAACTTTTGTCGTCGTTTGTACTCCATACGTTGTACTGAGTACAAGTCGTTGAGGAAAAAGGAATTATAACTGCTTTTGAAGCCATCGCGTCTAGATATTTATTTATGGAAATATTATCGACACATGTGCTCAAACTCGCAAAGTTAAGTGACTTTCTTTGAGCTGAATCAAAACAACCATGCAGTAATAAGTATACAAACAACTTGCATTCACTTATTTCCAAACCTGAGTTCAAAATTTTAAGCAAGGTTGGTCGCCTGATAAATTTAAAAACATCGCTGGAATGAAATGAATATTTTATCTCTCTTCTCCCCTTTAACTGGTTCGAGGAGAATCTAAGACAACGTTGTTTCAGAAGGACATAAATGATCCTTCGAATTTTATGCTTTTCAACTGTTCTACTCTTTGAAAATATTTCATCCAAAGTAGCTTCTCCATGTTGCATTACAGTGTTGCAAACATTTTCCGCAACTTCTCCAAAAAAATCCCTCACAATATGAATTGAAAGTCTATTACGAAGTGGATTTACCATTTTTACTCGTTTAGGGAGAACACTAGATTTGTGCAGTCTCAAGGTTAACCCCTTCACAATACACTGATTTTACGACTGTACTTTGTACACGTTTATCGTGCTGAGAGGGTGAAGCGTTGACGAATATTCGAATTTCCAATTTACTATTTCAGTTTTCTAAGTGCTCTAATGCATCTGATCCAAAAGATATTGTGTTGTGTCATAACAAGCAGATTTTATCAGCAACACCATTCATTAAAGATCTAAGTTGTAGATCTTCTCTTCTAGCTCTTACTCCAGCAAATTGTGAACCTAAGTAAGATAAACCATCAACTTTAGAAATTAATTTCTGAATTGATAATTCTTGAGCCGCGATATGATCAATGTTTTTGATGTATACAGCAGATTTGTTTGATACTGACATAGTGTTTAAATTCTCGTCAGTAGCAGTCTCGTTTTGTTTGTTATATGTTACTGGGTCTACATAGTCTAACCATCTTAGCGTACCAGTATAGTTTTCACCTGAATCAGTGATTCTTGCATCAGAACCAACTAAAGCAGTTGAAGTTAATAACGCCGCGTCAGCTCTTTCAACTTGAGCGTAAGCAGAAATAGCTTTTGCAATGTTATTAAAGTTTGAACTTGTTACAGCCATTGTTTGTTTCCTTTATTATTATTAGTAGCAACATTAGTCGCAGTTATTATTATAAAAGATAGTCTATTCAGACCACTCACCACCAGGGTTAATTTGACCTTTTGCAACAGCATCGATCATCTCCTGGGATGACATTTCTTTTATAGATTTGACAGGATTGTTTCCTGTTGTAGGTTTAGCTGGATTACTTCCAGTTCCTACGTTTGCTTTTACAGAAAATAAGAATGCATTATTATCGTCTTTAGCATAAGAGCTCACAGTCTCCTCTATACTAGCTCCGTTCTCATGTACCCAATTTCCTGTAGCATCACGCTTTAAACTACTTACAATATCTGTGTAAGCCATTTTAGCGGCTTTGTCAGACTTGAAGTTTAAAGCACTAAGTTGAGTTCGCACGGCGTTATCTCTACTTAATTCTGTGTTCTTTTGTTCATAAGATTCTAATTTAGCAGTTAACTCATTTAACTTGATTTGCATTATCTCTTGGTGTTTACCAGCTTTTTCTAAAGCGGCAATCTCAGCTTTTTGTTTTTCTTCTTTAGCTAAGGCTACTTGAGCTAAGGCTTCATCAC